CGCGGCGCCCCGCCCGCGGGGGGGCGCGCGGCGGGGGGGGGGGGCCCCGCCATATTCGACGGCGTGCAGGCACAGTCGGCACAGGTGCTGGCTGCCGCCTACGCCCCCACTGCCGGTGGCGACATCACACGCTGGGAGCGCCTGCTCGGCATCAACCCGCCGCAGCCCGACAACTACGCCCGCCGCGTAGCCGATGTGCTGGCCAAACTCAACGAGACCGGCGGCCTAAGCATCCCGTATTTCATCCGGCTGGCTGCCGCAGCCGGCTACACCATCACCATCAGCGAGCCGCAGCCCTTCCGCGCCGGTGTAAACCGCGCCGGCGACCGTCTCGCCCGCGAAGACATCATGTGGGTGTGGCGGGTGGACGTGGCCGCCCAATCGCAAACCGTGTGGCGCTTTCGGGCAGGCAGCGGTACGGCGGGTAGCCGCTTGAGCCAATACAGCGATGCCGTGATCGAGAGCCTGTTCAACCGCCTCAAGCCCGCCCACACCGCCATCCGATTTACCTACCGCTAAAGGACGATTTATGCACCCCATCGAAACCCCCGATAAGACCTTCCACGACGGCGACGGCGTGTCCGAATTGGGCACCATCCTGCCCGCGTGGTGGCTCAACCAAGTGCAATCCGAGCTGCTGGCCGTGCTGACTGCGGCCGGTATCCGGCCGGATAAAGCCAAGCCCAACCAAGTGGTCGAGGCTTTGCGCAAAATCATCGACGAGCAGGCCGGAGATAAAGGCCTGCCCGTAGGCGCAGTAATCGGCTTTCCGCGCGCCGTCACCAACCCCGAAGGCTACCTGAAAGCCGACGGCAGCACCTTTGCCCAGGCCACCTATCCCGACCTGTATCGCGTACTGGGCGGCAACAGGCTACCCAACCTCACACGCTCCGATGTAGGCATGACTGCCTATTTCCCGGTTGCGGAAATCCCGGACGGCTGGATTAAGTACGACGACATCTCTACCAAGGTCACGCAGGCTGCCTATCCCGAGCTGTATCGCAAGCTGGTGGCGCAGTACGGCTCAATCGATGCGGTGCCCAAGGCCGAAGACCGCTTTATCCGCAACGCTGCGGGCGGCCTCACAGTTGGCACACAGCAGGGCGACGCCATCCGAAATATCAAAGGCAAAACATCGTTCTGCGGCGACGACAATGGCACGCTAGGTATCGGCCCGAAAGACCCGGAAGGCGTGTTTAGCGGTGAAGGATCACCGAACGCCTACACCACCGATACTGACGGCCGCCGCCAAGGTTATAACTATCTGACGTTTGATGCCTCACGCAGCGTGCCGGTGGCGGACGAGGTGCGCCCCAAAGCAATTGTGATGGTGTTGTGCATCAAGGCTCAAAACAGCCTGGACGACGTGGTGATGTGGGTTAAGGCGTTTGGCAAGGTTACCAACGCCGGTGCGCTGGATGCCTCCAAATTAGCGCAAGACCTACAAGGCAAGGCCAATAAAAACGAGGTGGCTCCGCTCAACCATACGCACCGTGCTGCAGATATTACGGATTTATCGCAGGCCGTCGGCGCTTTATTCGCCGGCCAGCTGACCGGCACCGGCTATCAGAAACAACCGGGTGGGCTGATTGTCCAATGGCTCACGATTGACAAACCCATCGGCTCATTGGCCGGTAATTACAATTTCCCGCTCGCCTTTCCCAATGCGTGCCTGTCTCTGCAGGTGCTGACCCAGAAAAAAACTTTCTCGGGTTGCGGTTTGATTACCCGTGCCGCCATCGTATCTGCCGCCGCATTCTCGTTGCATGAAGACAGATTTTCGAATACAGGGTTGGGTACTGCGGCGCTGACTTATGTATTGGCCATCGGCCATTAGGAGCAAACCATGATTTTTTACTCAAAATCGAATCAGGCGTTTTACGACGACACTATCCACACTAGCCTGCCTGAAGATGCGCTAGAGATTAGCCCCGGGCAGCACGCCGCGTTACTAGCCGGGCAATCTGCCGGGCAGGTGATTATGCCGGGCAAAGACGGCAAGCCCGTACTGGCCGACCCTGCGCCCAGTCATTTGCACCAATGGAACGGCAAAGAATGGACGTTAGATAAGGCCGCCGCTTCCCAGTTGCTGGCCGAAGCCATCGACAATGGCACTAAGGAAATTAACGATTTGGTGGATAAAGCCTATCGCCATGTAACCCGTTTCCAGCCTGAATATGAAGTGCGCGAACAACAGGCAAGGGACTACAAGGCCGATGGTTGTAAAGGCGAAGCACCGCTGCAATTGGCGGCATTTGCCAAGCCTGCCGGGAAAACCGCCTGCGAAGCGACCGACATCATCATTGCCCAAGCCGATAACCTGCGTATGGTCATGGGCAAACTGGGCGCATTGCGGATGCGCAAGTTTGAACTGAAAGGGCTAAAGACTGCCGCCGAAGTAGAGAAACGCACGGCGGAAATCTTGGCGGAGATGAGGCCGATTGCCGACAAGCTGGGCGAGGTGGGCAAATGAGTAATCGTCAAATCTACCTCGCCTTGTACAAAGGCCGCCGCGACGGTACAGGCTGGCGCGTGTGGGCGGCACGGTTTACCGACGGGCTGACCCGTGTTTTGACACGCGGGCGGTACAGCCACTGCGAGATTGCCTACGGCCCGGCCGAAGGCGGCGGGTACGACTGCATTTCTTCTTCCGTGCGCGATGGTGGCGTGCGCGCCAAAACCATGCCGCTGTCCGCCGATAAGTGGGATCTAATCCCGTTGCCCGACAGCATCAATGAGCACGGTCAGATCGACCGCCTATACCGCAATACCGTCAGCCAGCCCTACGACTGGTTCGGTGCTGTAGGCGTAGTATTCAAAACCCGCCAGCGCGGCGATAAGTGGTTTTGCTCCGAGTGGTGCGCCGCCGCATTGGGGCTGCCCGACGGCTGGCGTTGGTCGCCAAACGACCTCGCCGCCATCGTGCCCGCTTTAAAAAGGCAGGCATGAAAAATCCCGCCACACGGGCGGGGAACACGAAAGATGAGACGGCGACGCGGCAGGTGGGGGAACACCCGCCGCGACAGCCAAGCAGAACCAGCCTGCATTGACCCAATGCCGCCACCCTCGAGGGCACGCGGATTGTATCACGAAATGTAGGAAAAATAATGCAATACCGATGCAAAAGCTGCGGCAAATTACTGGCCGTTGGCAGCGGCACCGTACAAATCAAGTGCCAACGCTGCAAAACAGTAAACCAATTCAGTTCTTTAACAACCCGGAGCACCCAGAGTGCCGAAACTGCGAACACCACGCAGAAAGGCACTTATGTACCGCAAAGCACCCCTGCCGTTCACCGGCCAAAAACGTAACTTTTTAAAGCTGTTTAAACAGGTATTAAATGAGCATATCCCCGGTGACGGGGAGGATTGGACAATCTTAGACGCTTTCGGCGGTTCCGGCCTCTTGTCGCATACCGCCAAACAATGCAAACCGGCCGCCCGCGTTATTTATAACGACTACGACGGCTACAGCGCACGCCTGCAACGCATTCCCGACATCAACCGCCTGCGCCACCTGCTTGCCGGGCTGCTGGCACCCGTTCCACGCAGTAAACTGGTACCGCCGGCAATTAAGGCCGCCATCGTGGCCGCCATCCGCAGCTTCGGCGGCTATATCGACCTCGACTGCTTGGTTTCATGGTTGCTGTTCAGCGGTAACACCGCCGCCGATTTGGACGAGCTCTGCCGCAAAACCATGTACAATTGCATCAGCCTCAGCGATTACCCCGAGGCACAAGACTACCTGCAAGGCGTGGAGATAGTCGGCCAATCCTACCGCGAGCTGCTACCGCAACATATCGGCAACCCGCGCACGTTATTGGTACTCGACCCGCCCTACGTCTGCACCCAGCAGGGCAACTACCGCAAGGCAGCCTACTTCGGCATGGTAGAGTTCCTGCGCCTGATGGCAATGGTGCGGCCGCCATTTGTCTTCTTCTCCAGCACTCGCAGCGAACTGCCCGCCTACCTTGATTTGGTGGCCGAACTGCGCCTGCCCGGATGGGAGCGTTTCGCAGGCAGCCAAACCCTGACAGTGAGCAGTACCATCAACCGCAATTCTAGCTACGACGACCACCTGATTTATAAGTTCTGA